TGTTCGTGGCACAGGAGAAAAACCATTGAATTATCAAGATCGCTTGGGTGCTATTGCTTCAATGGATACTCAGTTAGCAAAGTCAGTAACAGCTTTGATTGTGTTTGAGGGTAAATCTCAAAGTGATTATGAGTTTGTTCGCCAACATTTGGCAAATATCTTAATCAAGAATGCGGTAAATGATAAGAAGCGAGAACCTGAGGGCATTGCAATGTATCACCTCGGTTGGTTGGTAGCCAAAATGGTATTAGATTTCGCATTAGACCCTGATTTAGAAGATAACTACACAGCTAAAGGGCGTTTGGCTTATGCTGGCATTAGATCAAATCAAATGAGTGTGGATTGTTATCGCATGACATGGAAAGGCTATGAAAAACTTATGACTATGGCGATTGAATCAGCAATAGATGAAGCAGCTAAAGCGGTGGAAAAGTATAGAAAAAATACTTACAAAGATATGAAAGCTTAGGTATTTCATTTAAACGAAAATACAGGTATATTGTTTCTATACTGGTCGTATTACGGTTATCCGAGACCAACTCATTAAAGCTCATCGAAAGGTGGGCTTTTTTGTTGTCTGAAATTTATAAAGGTGCTTGTGACGTGCACAAGTAATCTATTGAGGATCGACTCATGAAAGATCGTTAGCTTTAGAAGCAACTTGGATTTGTGACGTTTGCCAGAAGAATGGTGAACTAGAAGCGCAAACGGTGGGATGCAGAAACCAGCCGTATAAATCGGTTTGAATCCAATGTGATTTCGTCACACATTGAGTTAGCCTCAGAGCCTCAAATTGTGGGTGACTCCCCAACCAATGGAATTGAAAGACACAGAGCAGATCAATAGCTAACTTTAAAATGTTTGTCGTGTTGAGTAGCGGTAGATCAGATGCCGAGCTGATCAATATCGTAATCTAAGGCAAGGGTGTGTCAATTGTGCATACCTTTTTTTATGTCGCTAATTTAGAGAAGTGGGTGGGCACAAAGAGTATGTGGTAGGCAAATGATAAGATACCTCACACCACAGTAAAGGCTCTCTTTGCAAAGCTCATTTCATCTAAGTTAATAAGAACAAAGCAAACGTAGCTAAGAAATAAAGTAAATAATTGTTTTTAATAGGTAAATTAATGAAATTATTTCAGACAAACTTAGTTATTTTTAGTCATGTCGATTTGCGATGCAATAAAGCAAACGCAACTAAATGGTGCCGCTATGGACGAAGAAGAACTCAAACAAATTGAAGAAGATTGTCAGCAGTTTAAGAACGTAATCAAAACGGTGTTTTATTTGGCTGTGATGTTATTTGCAGCTTATTTAATTTGGTGTAATTGGTGATTGCATGGACACAATCGAAGCGAAGAAGAATTTAGAAATCTATAAACGTAATCTTAGCCGGTTAGAAAACTATAACCATTTATTCAGCAGCCATACGTTTAAGACTGAATGTCAGCGTGAAGTAAATACTCTCAGAACCAGAATAGAGAACCTAGAAAATGCGTTCGACAAAGAGGCTAAACGAGATAAGAGCACTACCCTGCGTTAGATGTGGTCAGAGTCCTAGTCAAGCCGCTCATTCAAATAGCTCGAAGCATGGTAAGGGTAGAGGAATCAAAGCCAGTGATGAGTTTACAGTGGCCCTCTGCCATAAGTGTCATTTCCTATTCGATACGTATCAATTAGGCACAAGACAAGAATCAGAAGCCCTATTTGATCAGTGGTTAGAAAAAACAGAGCGGATGCTTAGTCTTAAAGATGATGAAATATTTTAACTGAGCCAATAGGCTCTTTTTTTGTGAGAATTAAAATGGCTCAACCAGGAACATTTACCAAGTGTAAGAAACAAATTGAAGGTGCAATTAAACGTCAGACTAAGAAAGGCGAAAACTTTTGTGCAATGGATCTTCCTTACCACCTCAAAGAAGATAAAGAACTAACAGATGCGTATCTCCAAGAATTAAAAGGTCGCGGTTTCATAATTGAAATTAGTACTGATGCTGATTGGTCAGAGTTGTGCGGGAAAGTGAAATGGTAAAGCCTATTGTAGAAATACTGGAAGATAAATTTGAAGATGAGCTCTTGGCTTTTCTAAATCAATTCCAATTAGAAAATGACTGCAAGATAAAAGAGTGGTCTTTTGTCCCTGATGGCAGCAGTAACTATACGTTACGCGTTGAGATCGAAAAGGAAGATTCAAATCTAATGTGCTAAGAGGTGTCAAAATGGAACCAAGATTCGTCATCAAAAACCATTCTGACATCAACTATGTAATTGGGTATCTCAATACTAATCATGCAAAGGCAGCGAGTGAAGGGAAGCCTTTAGTTGTTACTATCACATGTAAGCAAGAAAGCCTTTCGGCAGCACAGCGAAGATTATATTGGCTCTGGATGACTGAGTACGGCAAACAGCGCGGACTAGATAAAGAGGAAGCGTCTGCATTCTTTAAATATAAATACCTTTCGATTATTTATAACCGTGACAATGTTGGCGAGTATCCCGAAACATTCAAGGTTATGCGAGAACTTAAAGAGTCGGGCAGTTCAGGTTATGAGCCACTAAGACAGTTTGTGTCGAATCGAATGAGCATTACAGAAGCTACAACAAAACAGATGGCTGAGTTCTTAAATGACATTGAAATGTGGTGCTTGAAAGATGGTGTGAAGCTGACTTGTCCTGATGATTTGAAGTATTTGAGAGAACAATAACAGGCATTTGCGAAACTCACCCTATGAAAGACTGTTTATGAGGCGTTTATATGGCTATTTGCGGAGCAAAAAAACGCAATGGCGAAGCGTGTCAAAAACCGCCAATCAAAGGTAAAACAAAATGCCGTCTGCATGGTGGCCTATCCAAACCAAAGCCAGCACCAAAAAATAATAAATTTGCATCAAAGCACAATATTTATTCTCAGTTTATGACTGAAGATGAAATAGAGTTTAGTCAGCAATCTGAATTGCATTCTGTTGATTCAGAGCTGAAGCTTTGCAAGGTGCAATTGACTAGAGCATTGAAAGCCAAGCAAGCACAAGATGACGCAATTAAAGACCAAGACAAGGTTGCTATTGACTCGATGACACTTGGAGATGCAAACCCTCAAGATCAGAGTGGTGGTGACAGGATTGTATATAAGCGCAAAGATTATGACGCTTTAATTGACCGATTGATTGGCCGCATCTCTATGTTGACCAAGCAAAGAAATGAGCTTGAAACACAGGTGCTAACAAACCAAAAATTAAAGCTTGAGATTGAGAAATTAAAAGGCGATGAAGATGGTGTAGGCGAGGACCCGACTCCAGTGAAGGTCACAATCCAAGTTGTAGATGCGAGTAAAAAAGATGCCGAACATCAATCCAACACTGAATGTGCCTCAGGCTAACTTCCTACAATTACCAAATAAATTTAGAGCGTTCGTTGCTGGGTTTGGCTCAGGTAAAACATGGGTAGGTTGTTCAAGCCTATGTGACAAGTCTTGGTCATTCCCAAAAGTTCCTTTAGGGTACTTTGCGCCAACCTATCCGCAGATTCGAGATATCTTCTTTCCCACGATTGATGAAGTTGCTTTCGATTGGGGGTTGAAGACAAAGATCTATGAATCAAACAAAGAGGTTGATCTCTACTATGGTCGTCAGTATCGGAGTACGGTTATTTGTCGATCAATGGAAAAGCCTAACACTATTGTAGGTTTTAAGATTGGTCATGCATTGATTGATGAACTTGATGTAATGACCAAGGTCAAGGCTCAGCAGGCTTGGCGCAAGATCATTGCCCGTATGCGCTATAAGCAGGCTGGTTTGTTGAATGGCATTGATGTTGCAACAACACCCGAGGGTTTTAAGTTTACTCATGAGCAGTTTGTCAAGGAAGCAAATTTGAGTGAGGCTAAGCGCGCACTATATGGAATGATTCAGGCTTCAACTTATGATAATGAAGCTAATCTACCTGATGACTACATTGCATCATTGTTTGAGTCTTACCCACCTCAATTGATTTCAGCTTACTTGAAGGGTCAGTTTGTCAATTTAACCAGTGGTGCTGTTTATCCGGACTTCGATCGAAAGCTAAATCACACTGATGAAGAAATTCAACCGAATGAACCTTTGATCATTGGGATGGACTTTAACGTCTTGAAAATGGCTGCTGTGGTTTATGTTATTCGGGATGGCAAGCCAAGAGCTTTAGATGAATTGGTTGGGGTTCGTGATACACCAACAATGGCTGATCTATTAATTGAAAAGTTCCCCAATCATGAGATGACAATTATCCCAGATGCAGCAGGGCAAGCAACTTCATCGAAAAAGAGTAGCGAATCTGATCACGCAATCTTGAGGCAGAAGGGTTTAAGGGTAGAAGTAAATTCAACAAACCCAAACATTAAAGATCGTATCAATGCGGTAAATGCGCTGATCTTGAATGGGAATGGTGAAAGGACACTCTTGGTTAATACAAATAAGTGCCCAAGGCTTACAGAAACCCTTGAGCAGCAAGTATATGACGATTTTGGAATGCCAGATAAGAAGTCTGGCTTGGATCATGTTGGAGATGCTGGCGGATATCCTCTCGCTAAAAGATTCCCAATTATTCGTCCTGCAAGATCACTAGACATAGGAATGGTTTACTAATGCCAGTTAATACTGAACATCAAGCTTATGCAGACATGAAAAAGCGTTGGGAAACTATCGACGATGTCTGTGATGGTTCTGCCAAAGTAAAAAAACGTGGCGAACTTTATTTACCAAAACCCAATGTATCGTCTGACTTAACGCAGAATGATCAATATTATTTGGCGTACTTAACCCGTGCTGTGTTTTATGAGATTTCTAAAGACACATTAAACAAGATGGTGGGCGTGGTATTTGCTGAGGACCCAACATTCGAACCAGATGGAATGGATTTTCTTAAATACGATGCAGATGGTACAGGTAAGTCAATTTACCAAGTTGCACAATCTACCTTGCAAGGTCAGCTTAAGCATGCACGTGGTGGTTTATTCGTAGATTATCCAACTACTAATGGCAATGTATCTGTGCAACAGGCAGAAAGCTTAGGTATTCGACCAACAATCGTATTTTATGAATCGCTTAGTATTATCAACTGGAGCCTAAAGCGAGTTGGATCAGTCTATAAGCCTGAACTTATTGTCTTGCATGAGAAGTCCACAGAAAAAGATCCAGAAGACGAATTCTCTAAGAAAGAAATCAATATCTACCGAGTACTTCGCCTAGATGAAAACAATGAATACTATGTACAGATTTATACTGATCAATCAGGTGAATTAAAGGGTGGAGATATCTTCTATCCGACGAATTCATTAGGCCAAAGATGGAATGAAATTCCGTTTATTCCTTTGGGGTCTTTGGCTAATGATTGGAATATTGATCCTATCCCGTTAGAGCCAATCGTCACGATGAACTTGGCCCATTATCAAAACAGCGCAAGCTATGAAGAAATGGTATTTATCTGTGGGCAAGCTCAACCGGTCATTAATGAACTTGATGAAGGTTGGCGTGACTGGTTGCAGAAAAATGGAGTTCGCTTAGGTTCTAAGAATCCTTTAATGCTTCCGAAAGGCTCATCATTTGACTACAAGCAAGTCACTGAAAGCACCTTAGCAAAACAGGCTATGGATGCTAAAGAAAAGTACATGCAGGCGATGGGAGCAAAGATTCTTGAGACCGAGCAGGTCAACAAGACAGCTACCCAATCAAATAATGAAAAGCTTGCCCAGTACAGTGTCCTTTCTTTGTGTGTAGCAAATACCAATGAGGCGATGGAATATGCGCTTAAATGGTGTGCGGCATACTACGGAAGTGGATCTAAGGCGAAACTCACCATTAAGCAAGACTTCGCCAAAGGCAAGATTGACCTTGATACGCTTAAATTCTATTGGGAAATGGTACTTGCTAATCGAATGAGTATGGAAACATTCCATGAGTTGCTTACAACTGGGAAAGTGCCAGAAATTAGCTATGAAGATGAGCAAACACGTATCGAAAGCGAGTCAATTAATAGACCTATGGTGGTTTAAATCGCAGGAGTGACAAATGAACGTCCAGTTGTCACAACAAGCTCTACTTGATGCCCTGGTATCACATCAGGCTTATCTCTACCGGTTGTCTTCAACTGAAATCAATAATCTCCTAACACAATTTGATTCACTCTCTAGTGAGATGCTTTCAAAGTTAAGAGATTTGTTAGATGACTTGAGTGACGCTGAAAAGACTGCATTGATGGCAGGACAATATACAACACCAGCATTAAAAGAAGTAAGGACATTAGTTCAGACTTGGCAGGCAAGTGTTGCATCAGGATTGCTTGAGGGCTTCACAGTAAGCGCTACTGCATTAGCGGTGTATGAAGCTTCATATCAAGCTAAAACTCTCGCTAATCGCAAAATAGAACCAAATGGAAAGACACTATTCAATAAGGCAAAGAAAATGCCTTTGAGTGGTGGTGTGCTGCTTGATTCTATCTTTGCGCGAATTGCGGATGATACCCGCGTGAGAGTAGAGCAGACTATTCGGGATGGTTTATCTCAAGGTCAGACTAATCAGCAGATTGTTCAGCGGATTAAGGGCAAGAAAGCACTTAATTACCAAGATGGCTTGCTTGATCAGAGTAGAAACCAGATTTCTACAATGGTCCGTACTGCTAGAAGTCATGTGTCAAATGTGGCCTTGAATGAAACGTATCAATCCATTGGTGTTGAGTACGTAAAGTTCATCGCAACACTGGATAGCCGTACTTCTAAAATCTGTATGGGTTACTCTGACAAGGTTTATAAGAAAGATGAGCCTCATCCAGTGCCGCCACTTCACCCAAACTGTAGATCGATCCTGATTCCCGTTTCTGATGACTCAGGAAAAACAATTGGGATGCGTCCATTTAACAATAAAGTGAATGGTGAAGGTGAGATAGGCGTGGTTGATTCAAATACAACTTTCAAAGGTTGGTTTGATAAACAAGATGCAGCTTTTCAAAAGTCTTGGCTTGGGCCGACAAGATACAAACTATTCAAAGAGGGCAAATATTCTCTGGATAAGTTTGTTGATCCGCTTACAGGTCAGCCATTCACACTTGCTGAACTAAAAAAGCTAGATGAAGAAATGTTTAAGAGGTTGGGATTATGATTGGTCAAGCATATGTTTTGTATTTCATTATCTTGCCTGCAATTTTTGGCTTGCTTGGGTTTATGTGGCTTTTATGGCAAGTCTATGTGAATGTTTTTAGTTGTCAGTGTTATGACTGCAAAATGCATCGTATTTATGGTGGCGACTTTAAGAAGTGTAAAGATGGTGGATTTAAGGGCGGTTGTTGTGAACACGCCAGAACAACAAATCATTTATGACTTAATCCTAAAAGCATGGACTAAGTAATCAAATTAATACCAATAGCGCTCCAATCGGGGTGCTTTTTTATTGCCCGCAGTTTGTGACTGCAAAACCGCTCAGGGAGCAAAACATGAAATACAAACTCGATAGCCTAGAGGGCTTATCTGATGAAATGAAAGCGCTTTACGAAGAAAAAGATGGTGCATTTTATTTAAAAGTTGAAGGTCTGCCGCAGCAAGATAATTCAGAACTGGATGGGCTGAAACGGAAAGTTGAAGAACTTCTTGGTGAAAAGAAAACAGCTCAGCAAAAACAACGCGAAGCCGAAGAGAAAGCTCAACGCGAAGCTGAAGAAGCAGCCCGTAAAAAAGGTGACGTTGCTGCAATTGAAGCATCTTGGAAAGCCAAGCTTGAGCAAGCAGAAGCAAAACATGCAGAAGCTACCAAAGCATTGCAAGACCAAGTCTACAAATTAACTGTCGGGCAAACAGCACAAGCATTAGCAAGTGAGCTTTCAATCAAAGGCTCGGAGGCAGTTTTGCTTCCACATATTACAAATCGTCTTCAGGTTGAAACTGATGAAAACGGTGAGGTCAAAGTACGTGTACTAGATTCGCAGGGCAAACCTAGTGCTTTAAGTATTGATGACCTCAAAAAAGAGTTTCGTAGCAATGTGGCGTTTAAGCCATTAATTGTTGCTTCAAATGCGTCAGGAAGTGGGGCTTCTGGCGGTGGTTCGGGTGGTGGAGCTGCCAAGAAACCAAGTGAAATGACCACGCAAGAGCGCTTGGAATTCCAAAAGAATGATCCTCAAGGGTTCCAAGCAGCAGTAGCGAATGGTGACTTTAATAATTAATTATTGGGAGTAACTCCATGCCTTCTTTAGTAGAAGTATTTAACCGTGACGTAGTTTTATCTTATCTACGTCCAAATCCTGTGGCAGTTTCGCCACTCGTGCAGTCAGGTGCATTCGTATCTGATGAATCTTTACGTCCTTTGCTTACAAGTGGTTCATCAACATTCGTCGTTCCATACATTAACGGTGTGGATGGTAATGTTGAACAGAACTATGGCAACACCATTTTGACTGATATCGCAATGCCTCGCACGATTGATGCAGGTGAAATGCAAGGCCGCGTTGCTTATATGAACGAAGGCTTTCTTGAGTCTGTTCTTGGGCAGTATTTATCGAAGGTCAATTCACTTGAGCTTATTGGTGGAATGCTGAATAAGTATTGGCAACAAGCTGCCGAAAACCGTGCTCTAGCAACAGTAATTGGCTTGCGTAATTATGACCAGGCGAACGGCAAGCGATTCACTACTGACATCTCTGCTTCAACAGCAACAGATGCTTCACGCTGGTCAGTAGATGCCTACATTGATGCGGAAAGCACAATGAATGCTTCATTACGTGGACGTGGTGTGATGTTCGTGCATTCACGTATTGCTGCGAAGATGCGTAAACAGCAATTACTTGAACAAGTGACCACAAGTGATAACTTGCCACCAATCACCGTTTACAACGGGCGCGCAGTCATTGAAACAGATACCAATACGCAAATTGGCACAGGCGCAAACGCTAAGTTCATCACGATTCTTGCAGGTCCACGCGCATTTGCATATGACTCTGTTCCCGGTCCAAAAGATTTGAAGGTTGAAGAAACACAATCAACTGGTAATGGTGCTGGTCATGAAATCCTTTGGACGCGTCGCAACATGTTGATCCATCCGCAAGGTTTTAGCTTCATTGCACCTAAAGACACTTTAACTGGTGGTACAGAGCGTGAGTCTTTAAGCGCTTCTTGGGCTGATTTGCAGAAGGCAGCTAACTGGGAACTTGTAACCAAACCAGAAGACACCTCAATCCGCTTCCTAATTACTAACCTTTAAGGAGAGCAGTCATGGCTGAGAAGCAACCAGACTACAAATACCAATACCCAACTGACCGCCGATATGCTGATGATGCGACTGACACATTAGCAGCAGGCACTATGTTTGACCCTGCCAAAACAGCGGGTGACTATGGCATTAAGGACCCAGAAGTAGCAGTTCCTGTGCCAGAAGCTCCAGCGAATGGCGGTTAAGTGAAGCAGGGCGGCTTTCGGGCCGTCCTTCTTAATTAGATTTTTAGGATTAAGCTATGAATTATGTAACAGTCGAAAGTGTGACTCAAAAGCTAGGGCCTAACTGGTGGGGAAATGGTGATCCGGTTATTGCTGTAATGCAGGCTAATGCGTGGCTTAATGCTAGAAATTTACCAGACTATCCAGAAGGTGAAGTGCCAGATGCGATTCTTACGGCTGGCGCTTACTTAGCAAAACTGGCAGCAGCAGGGCAACTATATACCACTAAAGAAGGTGTAGTAGCATCCAAAACAGTCTCTGCACAGTCTGGCACGTCTGTAAGCAAGACGTATGTTGCAGGCAAAGAAGAGTCAGTAAGTGGCGATATGCAATTTATCCTTGATCTGCTTGAGCCATTCTTTAGCGAGAAGTATCACATCAACACATATGTCATTACGGAGTAAGCCATGGGAATGCGTGATGAAATTCAGCAAGAACTGGCAGCCGCATTTGATGCAGAGGATGAGCTTGCAGATGCTGTGGATTCTTTCACCTGTACGCGCAAGAAATTAACTGAATCTAATCCCGCCACTGGTGAAGATACTTACACTGAATATGTATATGGCGGCAGAGGCGTCCTATTTGGCTCTTATTTAAAAGATTTGGTCAAGCCGATAGATTACCGCGCCACAGACTCCAAAGGCGTGCTCCTGCAAAATGAAGTGAAAGATTCAGCAGGTACTTTAGTTGAGCCAGATGTTAACGACATTTGGGTGATTGAAGGCGGTAATTATCGAGTCGTGAGCTACAGTCAGGACCCATCATCAAGTGTGTGGACTTGTCAGTTAAGGAAAGTCTAATGTGGAAGGTTGTTAAATATCATGATTCAGTTCATGTAATGCCAATTGATGATCTTATTGAGCATCAACAGGAAGATTGCGAATGCTTTCCTGTATATGAGGATGGCGTGTATGTTCATAATTCAAAAGATGGTAGGGAATTAACAGAGCAATTGCCGAGGTGTTAGATGGGATGGAGCAGCAAACCAAGTGCCTTCACTAAAACAATTGAAGCAGACCTAACTAAAAAACAAAAAGATATTGTGATTGATGCTTTGGGTGGGGTGGTAATGCAAAGCCCTGTGGATGAAGGATCGTTCCGTGCTTCACACCGAGTCAGTATCAATCAGCCAGACATGACCTTTAATGAGTCAGAGAAGGATGAGAACGGCACTCCAACTATTAACAAAGGTGAAGCCGTTATTTCTAGATTGGTGCCTTATTCAACGGTCTATATCCAAACGAATGCACCATACGCCAATAAGATCGAATTTGGTGGATTTACTACAAAGCCAGAAACAGAGAAGACCAAAGGCGGATTTTCTAGAAATGCTCCCAAAGGGGTATATGGCATCACGTTCAACTATATTGCTCAGAAATACGGTGGTTAAAAATGGCAATGACTTTAGATCAAGCACGACAAGCCATTATCACTAGAGCAATGGCATTTACAGGAATTGAGCAAAATCGTATTCAATACCCTAATGGCTCATTGATTAGTATTCCTGTAGATGGACTTTGGTGTGACTTAAATATTCTATGGGGCAGTTCTATCATTGCAGGAATTGGTGACGTGCCTTGTACAAGGCGAACAGGGATTATCTCAATCAACTGCATGTCTCGTCTGAACACACATGAAGTCGCAATAACAAAACTTGCAGATGCTTGGTTAGCCCATTTTGAATATTTTAAGATCGGTCAGTTAGAAGTCTTACAAGGTCAAGTGCAGAACCTCGGCAGTAATGGGGACTTCATTCAGTACAACATTTCAATAAATTATCGCGTCAATTAACGAATTTAATTTTTAAACGAACCTGTCCTTAGCGGCAGGTTTTTTTATGCCTGAAATTCAGGCGAACACTGGCTAGGTTGATCCCCGAAAAGCACACTTTTCATGTTCAGTGTGCCTGCCAGTTCTTTTCTTTGAACATGAGTAAGTAAGAGGAAATCTTATGAACATGATGACAACACTGAATTTACGAGCTTTGGTTACCAATGATAATGGCGAGCCAAAAACAACAAGTTATGCAGTAGCAGAGGCCTTTAATAAGAGCCACAGCCATGTAATGCGAGATATTAAGAAAATCATTAAGCAATGTGGTGAAGAATTTGCTAAATCCAATTTTGGATTAACCTTTGAAAACAAGAAGATAGGAAACACAGAACGCAAAACTCCTTTCTTTAGAATTTCAAAAGACGGGTTCATGTTGCTTGTTATGGGTTTTACTGGCGAAAAGGCCATGAAAACTAAAATCGAATTTATTAATGCCTTTAACTGGATGGCTAATCAACTCAGTCAAGTCTTTCAATCTAAATGGGCTAGATACAACTCTGTAAGTCATGAATATCAATCCAAAAAAGACCACATTAGTTGCTCAGCACGTGATATGCGAGCTTGGCGTGATGAAAAGCCAGTTTTAGAAAAAGAGTTATCTCAACTTGAGATGGAACTCCAACCATCACTTCTTCAATCAATGGGTAGCATTTGAAATGTGACCCCCTAATCAAAACTACGCCCTCAATTCGAGGGCTTTTTAATGCCCGAAAATTAAGGAGAAAGCCATGTCGAGTGGTGCAAAGATCCGTCTTTACTATGCTGAAGAGCAAACCCCCGAAGTATTACCAACTACACCCGTATGGAAAACCGTTCGTCGTGTGACTGATGGCTTAACTGAAAACGTCACTACTGAAGCATCAAGCAGCGTTGCAGATACTCGCTTCCGTCAAGGTGGCATAGCTACTGAAGCAGAAATCACAGGTTCTTTAGAAGTTGAATTATCTATTGGCTTGTTTGATGACTTCTGGTCAGCAGTTGCAATGAATAACTGGGCCAGTGATGTTCTTAACTTTGGCGGTAATGTGCGAAAGACATTTACCTTCGTCAAAGTTTTTGAAGATATTAACCAGGTATTTATTTACCGTGGTGTACGCATAAATGAAGCCACGATGTCTATTGCTACTACTGGCAAAATCACAGCTACATTTGGCTTGATGGGTACTCTGTTTGAGCGTACAACTACAAACCCTGTTATTTCACCTTTACCAGTTCCTGAATTAGTCCTTGTTTCAGCGCTTAACGTCGGTGATCTTAAAGTTAATGGTGAAACTGTGGTGGGCACTGCTTGTATGCAGTCTCTTGAATTGACCATTAATAACAATATGGAAGCAATCCGTTGTATTGGCTCTAAAAAGCTCACAGCGACGACTTATCTTGAGAAGATTGTAGATGTAACTGTGAACACTCAATACATGTTCTCGGCGCAATCAGCAGCTTATATCGACTTCATCAAAACCCGTGACACCATGCCTTTAGAATTCTCTATTGAAGATGATGCAGGTAATGGTTATGCATTCCAGCTCCCACAATTAGAAGTGGCTGAAGCTAATCACCCTGATGGCGGTGGAGAAGACACCATCACAGTCGACATCAACTACAACCATATTCGCGTATCGCCGGTTATTACTCGTGTGATTGCGCCAGTTACACCTTAATAAGGGGAATTAAAAGTGGCTTTTGATATTATTGAAAAGAACAAAGATATTACTTACCCATTTGAATGGGTAGACTTCCCAACTGGTGGAAAATTTAAAATTAATGGAATTATGCAGCCAGAGTTTCAGCGGGCACTTGAGATTTTTAATCTAGAAACCGCAGAAGAAAAGGCTGACATTAACCTTATTACAAATGAGCGTATTGAAAAGCGTAACGACAAGTTCGCGTATGCAGTCGGTGTGTTCCTTGTGAATGATTGGAAGGGCATTGAATTAACAGATGGGTCGGCACTTGAATACAACCGTACCAATGTTGAAACTATCTTCTGTAAATCTGCACAAAAGAATCAGTTAATTGATTTTGTGATTAAAGAAGCTACCCGCATTCAAACAGAATCCCTTAAGGAGCTTCAGGACATCGTGGGAAAGTCACAAACCTCTACACCTATGCGAACAAGTACGCGAGGCTCACGGACCACGAAAAAAAGCAAAGAGAAGCCCTCGGTGTAAGGCTTCCTGATGCGCCTGACTATTCTTATGTAGCTAATTCCATTCTGACTGCATATAACACAATTGCAAGATCTAGACGCTATGAACAAGGTGTTCCTCTAGCGTTAGATATTTCCGCAATTAATGCTTATGTTGAGCAATATGACTTGCCTGTGGAACGATACATCTTTAATGATTGTATTTTTGCTTTGGATAACTTGTTTCTGGATGAAGCGCATAAGAAGGCGACGCAACGAGCGACGAAGACTTAAATGCTGACTTTCGGGACATAACTTAGACTTTGCGACGTGATATAGCGCACTTGATGTTACATAA